CTAGTTTAGTGTCGGCGTAAATCTTAAAGCTTAGTGCTTTATGCATAGTGTGTTTCCTTTCAAGAAACGGGTTGTAATGTCTTAACTTCTTATGTTCTTATTATACTATTATTATCGGCATATGTCAAGGGTAAACTTTAACATTAACCGATTAAACTATGGAATACTTCCAGTTTATTTTGGTCATTCATTCGCAAGCGAACACCGTCAGCATTGACGATATACCAGCTTTGCATAGCGTTAGCGTTCCAGTTTCGCATATACTCTACAGCTTCTTTTACTGTAGTAAAATTGGCGAACACATCATAGCTACCGTCGATGTGTTTCATTACTCGAACGTCATGCGGTACGTCTGCTATATGATTAGTCATTGTCTTAATTCCTTTGTTAGTGTTGTTGTTTGTCATACTAGTATTATACATTAAGTTGCTTGTGTTGTCAAGGGTAATCTGGTTATTATTTAAAGTTTTATTCATTCTTTTTATTCCCTTGCTTAACTGCTTAAGTTCTTATTATATAATATATATCGTCATTTGTCAAGGGTAAACTTAACTAAAAATCATAAAAAGATGAAATAAAACGACATATCCGTCCGCGCCGCACCTCTCCCCCTCCCGGGGGGTTATTTGTTCATTTGGGCATTTGGTTCCCGTGAGGTTAAAAGCCGGGGTGGTACAAACACAATTCAACTAAAATATTTCAATATGTCTTACCTAAATGGTTCCGACTGGCCCCCATAAAGCCACTAAAGTTTCCCATCGCCCACTCTTTTGTGTGCATATTGTTGTTTTTGGTGTATAATACTATATTAGAACCAATCTTTTGTATTAGGAGTACATCATGGCCCGAGGCGGAAAGAAAAAGTCGCAAACTATTAAAACTAAGCTGTATGCCAAGAGCACCGCACAGTTAGATAAGTCGCTAGAAGGATTTGAAAATATTCCTGACCCTAAAGAGCCGTTCGTTTTTAACACAGAGGCGTGGGGAGCGGGAAAAGACTCTGATCCACACGTTATAAATGGCGTTCCAGTAGAGGACGAAGAAAAGGAAAAGGATCAGGATGGAAATACCGAGTAACACTACAGAAGAAGAAGTGGTAGAAGTAATTACAAGGGTGTCTAGAAAACTCGCCCACAAATTTGTCTTTGCTTCATATGATGTTGATGATATAGAGCAAGAAGCTTTTCTGATGGGTATTGAAGGATTAAAGAGATATGACTCATCAAAACCCCTAGAAAACTTTATGTACGCACACATTAATAATCGCCTAAAGAATTTTAAACGAGATAATTACTACAGGTTTGATTATGGAAACGCACAGAAGATACAAGAACGCAAAAAGTCTATTCTTGAACCAATGGATATTGCTGCTCTATATTCAGTCTCTACAGAAGATGACACTGTAAGTAATGCCCACATAGCAGAAGTGCTAGAACTTATAGATAAAAAACTTCCCTCTGAGTTACGTGGAGATTATCTAAGACTAAGAACAAACTCTTCTTTGCCAAAATGCCGTAAGGCTATTGTGATTGAAACCATTGAAAGTATAATTAATGGAGACTATGATGAAGAAGGGTAGATTTTCTAATGACGAAATGGAATTTATCGAGGCGAATGCCGAGGTTCTTTCTCCAGAATCCATAGCCCAGCAGCTGGACAGAGATCCAGATTCGATACGTGTTTGGATCGAGAAGAATGTGGGGTTTTCTGCTAGTCAAAAAAAAGAGGTTGTTGTTGCTAACGAATTAAAACAGAAACCATACTACAGGGAGCTGTCTTCTCAGTTTTCATCTGAAGAATTAGAGTTGTTCGAGTTCCACTTTAAAAAGATGTGGAGTCAATTTAGGGACGACGTGTTTCATACAGAAGAAATGCAGATAATTGATACCATAAAACTCGAAATACTCATGAACCGTATATTAAAGAGCCAGCGATCCAATCATCAAGAGATAATATTAGCTGAAGATTTAGTGCGAGAAGAGAAAAATGTAGACAAGGATCAACGCAATATGGATCTGGTTATTAATCTAGAGCGTCAGGTGGCCATGATACGGGCTTCGCAGGAAACCCTATCCAAAGACTATAAAGACCTCCAAGCACGCAAGGCGACGATGCTGAAGGATCTCAAGGGCACCAGAGAGCAGCGAGTGAAAGCTATTGAGGATTCTAAATTAACATTCGCTTCTCTTGTTAAGAAAATCGCAACAGATCCTCAATACCGCAACGAGATTGGTCTCGAAATGGAAAAAATGAAACTAGCGATGGAGCACGAGAAAGAACGACTATCAGAATACATGCCTTACAATGATGGACAAGTAGATCAGCCATTTTTAACAGCGGAAACGACAAAGGAAGAAAAATGAAAGCAATTATATTTGGAATAACAGGACAAGACGGTAGTTATCTGGCAGAATTTCTATTAGAAAAGGGCTATGATGTAATTGGAGTGACGCGTAGAGTTAGCGTGGACACCCTCCAAAGAATTGGTCATATCTTGCCCCAACTTAATATTATAGAGGGAGATATCACCGACGCTTTTAGTGTGAGTAATATTATAAACGAAGAAAAGCCCGACGAGATATATAATCTTGCCGCACAGTCTCATGTTGGAACTAGTTTTAAGCAGCCAAGCTTAACATGGGACGTTACTGCGGGCGGCGTACTAAACATACTAGAAGCCATAAGATATTCTGGCAGAAAAGAAGAGATTAAGTTTTATCAGGCCAGCTCTAGTGAAATGTTTGGTAAAAACTTCTCTAAAAAGGGCTATGCTGGTGGCATAAAGATATCCTACGACGGAAGACTGGAAGCGGACATGGGTAAAAAGACCGAACCGCTAAAATTTCAAGACGAAGATACGCCATTTGCTCCCCAGAGTCCTTATGCTATCGCAAAACTGGCCGCACACCACCTTGTTATAAATTATAGAGATTCATATGAAATATTTGGTTGTAGCGGAATACTATTTAATCATGAGAGCGAAAGAAGGGGCGAGAAGTTTGTAACACGCAAAATTACAAAGTGGATCGGAGACTTTTTAAAATGGAGAGAGTTCGCAGGACTAGAGGATGAAACGATCCTAACCTTTTCTGAGGACTCCATTCATGTGCACCCGAAGGCAGACGTGATAAAAACCATTCCAAAAGCCAAGTTCCCTAAGCTGCGGCTAGGAAATCTCGAAGCTCGTAGAGACTGGGGACACGCAGAAGACTATGTGCGGGCAATGTGGTTAATGATGCAGGAAGACATTCCAGATGACTACGTTGTAGCTACGGGCCACACTCACAGTATTAAAGAGTTCTTAGGTGCTGCGTTTGACCTTGTGGGCATATCGGACTGGGACAAGTACGTTACTATTGACCCCGAGTTTTATAGACCTGCCGAAGTGGACTATTTACTAGGCTCTCCCTCGAAGGCAAAGACTATGCTAGGATGGGAACCAGAGGTTACGTTTGTTCAATTGGTACAAAGAATGGTGGAGAGCGATACTAATGAGACGAAATTACAACGACCCAGCCTACAAGGAGTTTAGACTCAGGGTACTTAAAAGGGATAAGTTTACATGCCAGATGTGTAAAAAGAAGGGAAAGAGAACAAGGTTAAATGTACACCATATAATGAAATGGTCTTCGGCCGCCTCGTTAAGATATGATATAGATAACGGAATAACTTTGTGTAAAAAGTGTCACGATAGTGTCAATGGAAAAGAAAGTCATTACATCACATATTTTTTAGAATTAATAAAGAGAGGTTAAAACATGTTTAACAGAAAACCAGAAGACTCCCCAGAAAACCCCGCACCAGCCCGCGTGATTGACCCCGTGCCGGTTCCCGCTCCGAATCCTGTCCCAACTCCCGCACAAAACCCAGTGGCCCCAGAGGACGTCTTGGCAAAGATTAGAGCGTGGAAAACGGGAGACGAAATTAAACTAACGGGTATTAATGGACATGTTTTTAATGATCTAAACAACACGCTTGCACAAGACAAAAGCGACCGTGGCTTTAGATTTAATTACGATCAATTAGCTCAAGTATTAACGATTGCAGATGACAAGTAAAAAAGCACCAAACTATACAGTTATAAAAGACACCCGAGAGCAGGATGGCTGGTTTTTCACTTCTTATGATAGATGTGAAGGTATGGAGGTTAACACTCTTCACACCGGCGACTACACCCTTAAGGGATTTGAAGATGTTATCTGTGTGGAAAGAAAAGCTTCTGTATCAGAAATAGCAACGAATCTAGGAAAAAAGAAAAAAGCGTTTTATAACGAGATGGAAAGAATGAGAGATTTCAACTTTCGTTATCTTCTGCTAGAATTTTCTGCTTTAGATGTTATAGACTATCCCCTTAGCTTACTGGGCGAAGGAGATCAAGAACTCTATAAGTTATACAAGTCTGGAGAAATTGATCTTCCAGATTTCAAAAGGTTCAGGATAGTAGAGCAAACAAAGATAAGTGGAAAATATCTAATAAAGTCTCTCATGGAGCTTGGTATAAGATATGACATAAATGTTATGTTTTGTGGAAGTAAGAATGGCGCATTTTTAATATGTAACAGCCTCTTCAAGAGGCTTAACGAATTGTTTTACGAAGAGGATAAAGATGACTACGAAAAGCAAGCTACCTAATGTTGTCTATGTTCTTGGTCACGAGTATTCAATAGAAGAGATGTCCAAAAATCTTTTTAAAGAACGGGAAGCATATGGGGACTGTGACAACGAGCAAAGAAAAATTAGAATCTATTGTGGTGTCGCAAGCTCTGTTGTTAGAGATACTTTGTTACATGAGATTTTACATGCGGCATGGAGCCTCCTATATTTAGACAACGAAAAAGAAGAAAAGGTCGTCTCGCGTTTAGCTACATTGCTTGTAGGGTTTTTTGACGACCCTAGAAACCTAAAGGTTAAAAGTTTTATATTGGCGGGCGAACAAGAGAAAAAATCGGATGGTTAATAATCTTAAAAATATAGAAAACGCTTGGCTCGGTATAGATGTTGACGAGTCTAATCTCTTCAACCCTATGGAATTTATAGTTGACGGTGCTGACAGAGATAATTTACTGGAGCGAATAGCTTGGCTAATGGTGCAGCCGGAATATTTTTCGTTTGTATGCAAGTACATATTGAATATTGAATTGCTACCTTTTCAATCTCTACTTCTTTACGAGCTATGGAATAGAAAATTCCCAATGGTCATAGGTTCTCGTGGTATGGGTAAGTCTTTTATACTTTCTGTATATCCCCTTCTTAGGGCGCTGTTCATGCCAAGAAGAAAAATTGTGGTAGTCGGTGCGGCCTTTAGGCAGTCTAAGGTTTTGTTTGAATATATGGACACCATATGGAAAAACGCTCCAATTCTAAGAGACCTGTGCGGTTCTAATAGTGGTCCCAGAAGAGACGTTGACCGATGTGTTATGCATATTGGAGACAGTACCATAACCTGTTTACCTCTTGGCGACGGATCAAAGATTAGAGGTCAGAGAGCTAACGATATTATTGCGGACGAGTTTGCCTCTATCCCTAGAGACATCTTTGAAAATGTTGTTGCTGGTTTTGCCGCCGTTGCCGCCTCGCCATCAGAAAAGGTAAAAAGTAAAGCGAAGGCAAAGAGGGCTAAGGAGCTTGGCATAGATTTCAAGATTGAACAAAGCCTCATAACAGAAAAGTCAAACCAGATTATACTTTCGGGAACTGCGTATTATGATTTTAATCATTTTGCAGACTATTGGAGAAGGTATAGAAATATAATAAACAGCAGGGGCAATCAAACCAAGCTGGAAGAGGTTTTCGGAGGAGAGGTTCCGGGAGATTTTGACTGGACTGAGTATTCTATTGTACGTATGCCTGTAGACACCCTTCCAGATGGCTTCATGGACGATGGGCAGGTCAGTAGGGCGAAAGCGACAGTCCACTCTGGTATATACAATATGGAGTATGGGGCGTGTTTCACGACAGATAGTCAGGGGTTTTTTAAGAGGAGTCTGTTAGAGTCATGTACAACATCTCCCACTAAGCCAATAATACTTCCTTCTGGAGAGATATCTTTTGAATCATTGTTAAAGGGGTCTCCAGATAAGAAGTATGTGTTTGGAGTCGATCCCGCTTCCGAGGTGGATAACTTTAGTATTATTGTGCTAGAGGTTAACCCCGACCACAGGAGAGTTGTTCACTGCTGGACCACAAATCGACAGCAACACAAAGACAAACTTAGGTCAAAGATAGTAGATGAGGATGATTTTTACTCGTACTGTGCCAAGAAGATCAGACAACTAATGAGGGTTTTTCCTTGTTTAGAGATAGCTCTTGATGCTCAGGGTGGCGGCATCGCCGTCATGGAGGCTTTGCACGATAAAGATAAAATCCCAGAAGGTGAAGTTGCCATATGGCCAGTTATAGAAGAAAAGGCCAAAGATACCGACGACCATTCGGGATTACATATACTCAGGCTTTGTCAGTTTGCAAGGGCGGACTGGCTAGCAGAGGCTAATCATGGACTAAGAAAAGACTTTGAAGACAAGGTTTTGCTTTTTCCATTCTTTGACTCAGCAAGTATTGGTCTTTCTATTGAGCACGATAAAGTGTCTGGCAGAAAGTATGATACGCTTGAAGACTGCGTTATGGAGATCGAAGAGCTTAAGGATGAGCTTTCTATGATAGTTATGACACAAACCACAACTGGTCGCGAGAGATGGGATACTCCCGAGGTCAAGGTCGCAGCAGGAAGAAAGAATAGACTACGCAAAGATAGGTACTCATCTTTAATCATGGCCAACATGTCCGCACGTAATTTTATTACAGAAAGAGCCATCGAATTTTCTACCATCGGAGGATTTGCCCAAAAAGACAACGACGCTAAGTTCCAAAACGAAAAACTTTATCACGGGCCGTCTTGGTTTTCAGAAAAAATGCAAGATGTCTATTAGCTTGTGTATAATAGTATTGACAGTAGTATTAACAATAACATTGCCGGAGGTTAACATAAATGTCTAAATCACCACTATACAGAACGTGGGACAGCGATTCCCAAAAACAAGACGCTTATGCGCAAACCGCTGATGCGATAGAGGCTTATGACGGAATCCAAAAGGGTGCTGCGTATGCACGTAATTCTAGCTATATAGACATTGAGCCCAACAGGTCTGTGAGAACCGGCTTTTCTCGTCAGGATTACGACAATTTCCGCCCCGGAGAATCTGTAGCTAGCCACCAAAAAAGAATAATTAAGCAGAGCATGGACGCCTATGATCGGGTTGGCATAATTCGGAATGTTATTGATCTTATGAGCGATTTTGCCTCACAAGGACTTACACTTGTGCATCCTAATAAAACAATAGAGAAATTCTATAGAAAATGGTTTACTCAGGTTGGTGGCGTAGATAGGTCAGAAAGATTTTTGAATTATTTATACAGATGTGGTAATGTCGTTGTTAAAAGACGAACCGCAAAGTTAAATCGCAAAAAGGAACTAGAGTTAAGAAGGGCCGCCGGAGCAGACCTTAGATTAGAAGACATAAAGGTAAACAGGAGAGAGGTTCCTTGGACATATGACTTCTTAAATCCACTTGCCGTTGATGTTCAAGACCAAGGGGCACAGATGGTTGGGAAGCCTCAGTTTGCTCTAAACTTATCTAAATACACCTATGAAACTTTGATAAACAGTTCAAGTACAAACAAAACAGTTTTTAGAACTCTGCCAAACGACCTACAGAAAAGACTAAAGAGTGGAGATAGGACTATTCCGCTTGATCTAGACAAGGTGAGCTTCTACCACTACAAAAAAGACGACTGGCTATTGTGGGCGAACCCTATGATATACGCCATTCTTGACGATATTATGATGCTTGAAAAGATGAAGCTTGCGGACTTGGCCGCCCTTGATGGAGCCATTTCTAATGTTAGGCTATGGACTGTTGGCGATCTAGACCATAAAATTATTCCAACAAAGGCCGCCATAAATAAACTGCGAGACATTTTAGCAAGTAATGTTGGTGGTGGAACTATGGACCTAGTATGGGGTCCGGAGCTTAACTTCTCAGAAAGTCAGTCTCAGGTCTATAAGTTCTTGGGCGCTGACAAATATCAGCCCGTTCTTACTAGCATTTATGCCGGTCTTGGAATTCCTCCTACGTTAACAGGGGCGTCCACGGGCGGAGGCTATACAAATAACTATGTCAGTCTGAAGACCTTAGTAGAAAGACTCGAATATGGTCGACAGATATTAAAAGGATTTTGGCGACAGGAGATTGAGATAGTTAGAAAAGCTATGGGTTTTAGATTTCCGGCTGAAATTCATTTTGATTCAATTATTCTCTCAGACGAAGCGGCCGAAAAACAGCTTCTTATACAGCTTGCAGACCGAGATATTATATCTACCGAGACCCTGCTTGAAAGATTTAAAGAGCTTCCGGGGATTGAGCGCATTCGTGTTCGTCGAGAAGAAAGAGAACGATCTAACGATAATAGATCTCCTAAGAAGGCTGGACCTTATCACAATCCTCAGCACAAGGACGATGTCGCTAAAATAGCCTTAACTAAGGACGTTTTAGATTCTGAAGAGTATCTAGACAAGCTTGGCCTTCCTCCTACTTCAATAGAGCAAGAAGAGACGACTGAAACAAGCGTCCCTAAACAAGAGCCGGAACGTATCCCGGTAGAAGAAGGCGGCCGTCCTAAATTTTCACGAGATACAAAAAAACGAAAACAGAAACGCGTAACACCTAGAAGTGGTGACGCTACAACGGCTACACTTTGGGCCGTAGAGGCACAGAGTAAGATATCCGACGTTATATCTCCCATAGCTCTTTCGCACTTCAATAAGAAAAATGCTCGCAGCCTAAACAAGGCCGAGGTCGATCAGTTGGAGTATCTAAAGATATGCATTCTTACAGGCATGACGCCATATATGGAGATAACTCCAGAGGTTGTTAAGGATCTACTGGACAGGGGGACAAAACCATCTAGTGAGTTCGGCTCTCTAGTGGAGGCAAAGGTAAATTCCTTTACTTCTGCAAACAACAAGCAGCCAAACAGTTCTGAAATGAAATACATACACGCTTCTTGCTTTGTAGAAATGTATAATTTTGACCAATAAACACCAAAGATTTTATTTTGTGTGTATTATCAACTTGGAGGCCTTTATATAATGAAAATATATGAATCTGAGATAAAAGACGGGTTAGCTGAAATACTTTCAAGCGATACAAGCGTTGCATGTTGCGCCATTGCTGAAACATATAAGCCCGAAAAGTCAACAGAAGAATTTAGCAACCTAATGGAGGTTATTGCAGAAAATTCTACTGAACTTTCCGTCGCTCAGAATGAAGAACAAATAGACTTATATTATCTTAAGTCCATACTGGTTAGCACCGGATGGAACAAGAATGACGATGTATTTGACCCTAAAGAGTTGTGGGCAGCTAAAAGTACACCGGAAGATAAACCTTTTAATTTCATGCATGACGAAAAAGACATCATCGGCCACATCACTGGCAATAAAGTGGTCGATTATAACGGAGAAGAAATCGACATTGAGACGGACGAGGTGCCAGACACATTTAATATACTTACCACTTCTGTTATATATACTGAGTGGAGCGACATTGATCAAAGAAGCAGAATGCAAAAAATTGTTTCTGAGATCGAGGATGGAAAATGGTTTGTTTCTATGGAATGCCTTTTTCCAAACTTTGACTACGCTCTAACAGCTCCAGATGGTTCTACCAAAGTGGTTAGCCGCGACGAGGCCTCAGCATTTTTAACAAAACATCTAAGATCTTACGGTGGGAGTGGAGAATATCAAAACTATAGAGTTGGCAGACTATTACGAAACTTATCGTTCTCTGGTAAAGGCTTGGTTTCCAAACCTGCTAATCCTCGTAGTGTGATTTTGGAAGGAAACGATTTTTTTGACGAATCGAAAGCAGAACTTTTAACTATATCCTCTATAAGGGAGAATAAAATGAGTGACAATAATGAAAAGCAAGTATTAGACTTGCAAAAAGAGCTTGCAGAAGCCAAAACCGAAAACGAATCACTTCGAGATAAGGTTGTAGCCGAAAAACAAGCAGAATTTCAGTCTAAGGTTGAGGCTCTTGAAGCCAAAATCTCTAAAGGGACTGAAGCTAACAAAACTCTTGCTAGTACTTTGGAAGAGAAAGAAGCCGAAATCGCTACTTATAGCGAAAAGGTTGAAGCTCTAACAAAGGAAAACGAAGGTATGATAGAAGAAGTGGCCGTTATGAAGAAAAAAGAAGCGGTTATGAAACGACAGGCTAAATTGGAAGAAATTGGACTTGATTCCGAAGAAGCCGCTGCGACCGTTGGAGATTTTGAGTCTGTAGACGAAGAAACCTTCGACAAAATTGTGGCTGTAATGAAAAAGAAGGCCGGAATGCCTCCTTGGATGAAGAAGGATAAAGATAAAGACGAAGAAGAAAAAGAAGAAAAAGAAGCTAAAAGTAAATCTTCTGAATCTCTTGACGAAGAAACCGATAGTGCCGAAGCCGGTGCTGAAGTTTTGGAGGAAGTTGAAGAATCAACAGACGTTGCTATCGCAGAAGCTATTGGTGAAGAGGATCCAGCGGAATCTCTTCGTTCAGTCGCCAGCGAATGGCTTGGTTCTATTTTACAGTCCGTTCCAAAAGAAGATAAATAACCCTATTTTAGAAAGAATAAAGGAGAATCATAATGGCTCTTAAAACAGATAGAAGTACTCTTCAAACTGACATTTCGTTCTTTATGAACGAAGCTGCTACCAGAGGGGGCGTTGCCTCACTTAGTGCAGGCGGTTCGGGTGCATCAATGGACAATGGTGCGGCCCTTGTAACTTATAAGGCTGTCGCCTCTGGGGCGGTGCCTCTTGGTCTATTAGTTAACGACATGGTTAGTATTGACCTTACTCGTCAGCACTTAAACCAACACAAGGACGAAGTTCAAAAGGGTGGCAAAGTTACCCTTCTCACTAAAGGCTGGGT